TGAAGGAGTTGATCTTGAAGGAGCTGACCTTAGAGGATCTTTTCTTGACGGAGCTAATCTTATAGGAGGGTGCCTTAGAGGATCTTTTCTTGACGGAGCTTCCCTTGCAGGAGCTTCCCTTGAAAGAGCTAATCTTGAAAAATCTTCCCTTGTAGGAGTTGACCTTCAAGGAGCGAACCTTGAAGGAGCGAACCTTGAAGGAGCTATTAAAGTGAGTATATTTTGTAAATGGTCTCATGGCGTTACAGATGGGCTGATTCATATTGGGTGCGAAAAAAAAACTATAGGAGATTGGGATGAGTTTTTTTCCTCTGATCGAATTATTACAACAAAAAGAAATACCGAAGATTTTAAAAGAATACAAGCGGTGTATCTTGCTTATCGTGCGTATCTAACTCACTTAAAATAAACAATCTATGCAAGTATTCACAGGCGCACAAGCGCAACAAATGATTAGTAATGAAACCTACCCCGTAGGATCAATCGGGATAACAAGGAAGCCGACAGGATGGGCGTATTGGTTTTGGGATGGTTTTATTTTTGATTCAGGTTTGGAGGAAACCGAAGACCAGGCATTAAGAACGGCTAAAAAAAATTGGAGATGAACGGCATACATATCAAAAACTGGTTACGTGTCTGAAATCAACCCAAAAAAGGGTTATTTTACAGTGTACTTCCCGTGCGAAAATCAAAGCTGTTCAATACATAAAAAAGATAATCATCCATGCCTATCAACTATTCCGAATATCATCCAAAATGGTCGCTGATAAGTAAACTAATCCGATTTCGGAGAGCGAAAAACAAATGCGAATGGTGCAAAGCTGAAAACTACGCTTTTCATCCAATTACCGGTAGCAAGGTGATCCTAACCGTGGCACATATAGACCACAACAAGGATAATAATCGATTTAACAATCTGGTTGCACTCTGCCAGCGATGCCATCTCAACCACGACAAAGAACAACATGCACAGAATCGGAAGTATGGAATAAAATGGAAGGGTAAACATCAAATCAAACTAGAGCTATGAAAACCATAATCGCCATCGCCATCCTGCTAGCTCTGTCATCCTGCGCAGAGACCAGCTACATCTCACGCACCGGGTACGTGTCGGAGATCAACCGAAATCGGGGATACTTCATGGTCTATTTCCCCTGCGAAAATGCTCGATATAAACGGCAACCCTGTGGGGTCTGGATTCCTTACCAATTAGATTCAACTATTAGTTTATTCCAAAAATTTGAAGTCAAATGAAAATATACATAATTGAAAAAAACCAAACTAAGAGAGCCTACCTGAGCTTCTCTAGGCTGATCTCAGAAGAAAATATAGAACTCTATTGTAAGTCATTTGGAGATCAAATGCCAGTAAAAATAGGCCTTCCTGTTAGCCTAGCGGTCGGGCAAATAACAATAAGTTCAATGGATGTTGATGAAAGAATTTAACCTGTAAGGCCTGCGAAAATCGGCAAATATCAAGCGGGCAAAATGTATAAGGCAGGTAATTAACCTGCCTTAAATGAGTAAGTAACGGCTGAAGAAGTGGTAAAAGTTACTACTTCTTTTTTTTTGCACCAAAGAGCAAATGATACGCTTTTTGAGTAGCAAGGATCAAGGCTCCCGCTGGTACCTTTTTAGCTATAATCATTCCCAATACCTCCGAAGCGATATTTGTCCATTCCTTCTTTCTTCCCTCCTTTAGCTTTCCTGAAATATAATTCGTGTAGATTGCCCAGGCTTCCTCTTTGGTATGGCCTGAATTAACCAATCCGTCCAAACTTGCCAGCTCCCTAACTAATTCAGGCAAGTGAACTTTTGCGAAATTAAAAGCCTGAGTAGCGTTTTCTTTTTGTAGTTTTTCGAGTACCCACTCAATCTTTCCTTCGTGATTTTCAATAGCATCCTTAAGAGCTTGAGTAACCTGGACAGCGATCGGTGCTTTGTCCTCCAGTAAATCGGAAATGTCACTAAAGACGTTTCGGATGAATTGTGCGATTTTGTCAAAGATTTTCATAATCATGTAAAATATAGTTTAGCTTCTTGTTCTCTTCTTCTTGTCAATCCTGCAAGCGGTTTCCCGTTCGCCTTATCCCACTTTAAAAACTCGCTGTAAATAGTAGGATCGGCAGGATTTATGTTTACTTTTTTGAGTAGTGTTGACTTGTTTAAATTCGCTATTCCACAATTATACGCAAAAGACACGAGTGCTGAAAATTGGTTTTCATTTAACACCGTTTTTAAAAGCGTCCTGACTCGCTTGGCGAAGTCTTCGGCAATCATGTTAAAAAGCTGATCGGCTCGATCCTGAGTGATTTTATCTCCCATCCTGACAGGCCTTCCATCCTCGTAATAGGTATTTCCGTAACCGATTGTCGGAATATTTGCCGGGCAAAGGTAGGCATCAAGTTCACATCCCTCAAACTCGTGCATTAAGTTTATTCCTGCGCTATTAAGTTTCATTATTTTTTCGGGTTACAAATTTCTGATTCCTCAATTTTGCTGATAAATTTAGATTCAACTATGTCAGTTATTTTTTCAACCAAGGAAAAAATATAGGGCTTTTTTCCGAACCTCTTTTCAATATTTTCACCGATCGAAATATATTCCCGAAGTACTAAAATTGTAAAAATAAAATTTCGTATGAAATTGATAGTATGCAATCCTTGTTCAGCTACCCAGGAATCAGACTGCCCGATACTTTTGTAAATTTCAAAAATCAGCCAAAAAAAGAAAAAGTACATTAACACTTTATAAAAAGTAAAAGCTATTTTGGCCGATTGTATTTTTTCGCCTAAATGCTTGCTGGCAATTACACCTGTGACAAAATCAAAAAAAATAAAAATCACAAAAAGTATGGTGAAGGTCAAATTGATTCCAAGGAATGAACCGTTATAAATACCCTCTAAAAAAATCGAAAAAGGAACGGTCATTAAGGCCAAGGATCCTTTTTTATACGTAAATGCGGAAATAATGGAAGTTTTCAATAAAGCTCGAATTGGATTCATTTTTTCTTTATCCAGTAAATTATTGCAAAGACTAAACCTGTAATTATAATCACACCGCTATACATAATTAAATAGTTGAAATTGAATACGTAATGAATGATATTGAGAATATTTAACAGTCCCAAAGAAATGATAGAAACCCAGGAATAGAGGCAATATTTATGAATGTAGGCGTAAAAGGCCATAAAAACGACAAAGGCAAGACTGTGCGATGTTATCTCCAGTACCCACCAGTTTTCAAATGACCAAATATCAAAATAGCTCAATACCCACCAGACAAAATCAAGTGACAGAAGAATAAATGGAATATCTTTTACCCCTGTTTTTAAAACTCTAAGCATCTGGTTTTTTTTTGGGTTTCCTTTTCGGCGATCCGCCTCCCCCTCCACCTATTGGTTTCGGCTTTTCTTCGCTTGGTTTATTTTTTTTCGGCGTCTGCTGGAATTTCATTTTGTGCTATTCCTTGATTAATAATTTTTACTATTTTTTCAACTTCAGCAGTGTATTTTATCGGAAACATCTGCAATAGTTCCTGAATCTGATTGAGTTGGTCTTGGTTTAATGTTGCTTTCATAAAATTAATACGTTGATTTTTGTTGCAATATAATTATATGCCTGATCATTTGACCCAGTCCAACTATTGTAATCTTCTGATGACATCGTTGCATTTCCATCTGATAAGATTTCACCTGCGCTGTTTGCCTCTTTTAGCATCCAATAGAATGTACATGAGGTTGATAGGTCATCTTTGATTATGTAAGCCTCAAGAATTGAGGCTGTTTTATTTTCTCCGTTTTTCCAAATAGAGATTGGTTGTATGTTTTTCATATTTATTTTAGTTAGGCAAAAGCGCCCATGTTTCTAAGTCCTTTTACTATTTGTGCCAATGTGTACCCGTCAAATGTATCTGTGTCGGTTATATTTGTTCCTCCACCTCCTACTCTTGTCGCAGCGGCCACGGAAGTAGTCGGCTGTACAATAGGTGTGGCGTTCCATAAGGCTAATTTTTGCGCAGCTGATGTACCTATTTTTGTACCTGTTGTTGTGTTAAATGCGATATTACAACCGTCAGCCGCAGTCAATACACCTGTTGCAGTTATTCTCCATTTTTCGGTTACACTAGCACCAACTGATGTTCTAAAAATTAAATCAGTTGCGCCGGATAATCCTGTATTGGTTCTCAAGGCTGTAATTTCGGCCTGACCTTGTGCAGCATCAACTGTGGCTGAATTATTAAATCTTAATGTAACGCCTGTGTTATTTCCCGAAAAAGGATTTTGAAGATTAATAAGAACAGCAGTATTTGTGTCCGAACCTGTTACAATATTAGTTCTACCACTTACCCTAGCTGTCCCGGAGATGTCCAGCAAAAATCCAGCGTCAATAAATGTACCACCATTTTGAATAAGGACGTTTCCGTTGCTAAATATTTTTAATCGTGAAACTGGTGCACCTGTGGAATTAGCACTCATTATGTCCCAATCGCCAACGCCAAAACTCCCAAGTCTAGTATATCTTAACCGACCTCCAAAATTAGTCAGTGTTGGAACGTAACTAGGAGATGTGATAAAATCTAAATTAATTGAGTTTCCGTTCGTATTGTCTGATTTGTGAATCGCAACATACATATTTCCGCTCCCTGATTCACGGGTATGAAATATAGCTTCGGGAGTATTTGTACCTATGCCAAATCGCTTATTAACAGTGTCAAACCACAATCCATTATCACCGCTTTGCGTTCCTGTACCTGTCCAAAATGACACTTGACCCGATACACCCGTTCCCGATACCCTTGCATTAATCTGGCCTTGAGTCTTATTAAATGCCTGAAGAATTGTGTCGGTGCCGGCTATTGCTGTATTTCCTGCAACTGAAAAACCTGTCAATACTGTGCTAGTCCCTACCGCAGCTGCACTAGCAGCCGAAGCGGCAGCGGCATTGGCTGAATTCAAAGCGTTACTTGCCTGCGTAGTTGCTATTCCTGCCTGAGTCGTTGCAATTCCCGCCTGAGTCGTTGCAATTCCCGCCTGAGTAGTTGCGGTTGATGCTGATGCACTAGCCGAACTGGCCGAAGCCAAAGCGTTAGCTTCCGATTGAGCAGAAGCCTGCTCGGAAGCAAAAGCATTTTGCTCGGATTGTAGCGCATCACTAGCAGATTGAGCGGAAGCCTGCTCGCTATCCAAGGCATTAGATTCCGACTGGCTAGCCTCGTTAGCCTTGGTTGTAGCTATCCCTGCTTGAGTTGTAGCTATCCCCGCTTGAGTCGTTGCGGTTGATGCTGATGAACTAGCCGAACTGGCAGAATTAGAAGCGGAATTGGCAAAATTATTCGCATTGGAAGCCGATGCACTAGCCGAACTGGCCGAAGCCGAGGCCGAATCAGCGGAGTTCTCGGCATCCTCTGCGTATTGTCTAGCCTCTTCGACTGCGGTTACCAAGTCATTATTGGCAATTACTTCCACCTCAAAAACATTAGGTGTCGGATTGTTAACTGATGCGTCATAGCTCATAACGAGGAAGCGGTTAAGTTTACTGTTATAGTCCCTTTCAAATACGTGTATTTTTCACCGTTGGAATTTTCAAAAGTGATGTCATAGACCCATTTAGTGGTTTGGGAGTTCCAAAATTCCTCACCCAAGATAAAATTAAGAACGTTGTTTGAGGCTCCCGATATTGTCAAGCCATTTCCAACGGTAAAAATTAAAAAAGGTGTTTCATTTACGTTATAGGTTTTCTTAACCTCCATGCGAATAGCGTCGTAGGTAGTAAGGTCGATTGGTTGACCTCCAGTTTTCCACGTTGTAGGCACAGAAAGGTAGTTCCCTTGAACTATCCCAATGTTTAAAACGCCCTGTTTGGAAGAATTAAGACTTGCCATTTTTGTTCAAAATATTGTTCACCAAGTGATTCCGCAAAGTAAACGTTGTTATGCGAGCGGTTAAAATCATTTTAGTTTTTATTTTGGGTTAAATATAATAGATTTCCGTTAACTTGGATCTGTTCCAATATATACTGCTAACAAATCATAGTAAAGAGCTCCAATTTGAACCCTTATCCATCTGTCGGGAGTTGATGTTCCTGAAGTTAAAGCCCTACCAAGTTTCCAATAATCTGCCGTAGTGCCTACGGGAGCAGTAGTTTGAACACCTCCAACATGGGTTCTAATTCCTGCACCATCAAAGTCGATAAAACTTGCAGTTGCTCTCTGAATATTTAAGTTTTTTCCAGACGCGACATTCAAAACTATACTATCATCTGATGCAAAAGTCAAATAAGCATCACCGCTTCCAGTTCCTAAACCAATCGTTCTAGATGCCGAACTATTTAAAATTATATTTCCTACAAATGTAGCCCCGCCATTAACTTGTAATTTTGCTCCATTGTCTGATGATGTGCCAATTAAAATATTCGTACCATTGTCGATAATCTGACTGTTTCCGATAGTTGTTCCACCTGTAAATTTAGGCAAATAGTTAGTTGTTCCCGATCCGCCAACGCCTCCCAATCCTGTTAAGGTGTAGGTAGGAATATTCAATGTAGCACCTATCAATGTAGCAGCACCGCTTGAGCCAGTTGTGGTAAGTGTAATTGAGTTCTGCTTATTGTTAAATGTTGACCAGTCAGTTGACGACAAAGCTCCTCGATTGGAAGCCGAAGCGGTGGGAATGTTAATGGTAATTACTGGAGTAGTCGTTCCGTTGGCAACACTGGAGGTAATATCTGTTCCGCTTGTTCCGATTGTCAAGGCTGACACCGAAGTAACGGTACCCACATTCCAAGACCTGTTTGCAGATAAATCAAAGGAAGTTCCGTTTATGGTTATTGTCCGTGTATTCGGAACTGCATTTGTTATCCCATATCCTGAAAGCGTAGTAGGTGTACTCGTAATTTTTGACCAAGCTAAACCAGTTATCCAAGATGGGTTGGAATAAGTTGAATCAGTTCTAACGTCGCCGACTGTCCAAGACCTGTTAGCACTTAAATCTAAAGCAGTTCCGTTTATGGTTAACGTTCTAGTTGATGGAACGTAAGCCGTGCCAATTATTGAGCTCAAAGACTTATTTTCCCATAATAAATTTGACTGCAATTGAAGTAAATCGCCAGTTGTCGGGCTAGTAATCTTAACTGACTCATTTTTATTAATATTTGCTCCAAAAGTAGGCCTCACAAAAATTACACCTTGATTACTTGACTTAGTTACCACCGCAGCGACCTCCACGATATTGTTAGGTGCAACGGGCAAAGTAGTCTGAAACCCTCCAGCTACGGTAGTCGATGCGTAAAGAATGTCGCCCTCGTTATAGGTGTTGGTATTGATTCCTCGGATCCTTCCAAACCACAATACTTTCCCATCTTCCCCATCATCAATAGTTTCGGCGGTAACACCCATGTAACGGGAAGTTGCATAGGTGCCATCCGCTAAGTAAGGAGTAATAAGCAATCGACCTGAATTTCCTACCGTTCCCGCAAAACGGACATTGGTTCCTTTCGGGATGGATGAACCTGTTTGATTTTTTACGGGATAAAAAAGGTCTTCGCCGATCTTCATAATATAGCCGTTCAAGACTATATCTACCGTATTGTCATCCTCATCCCAATAAAAAGTTCCCTGATCAGTCGGCGTGTTTGTAGGCGTAGTGTCGAGTTTCAAAAACCCACCCGATAGGCCGAACTCGCCTAGATCAACATTTTCACCCGCCCCGACATACGGCACAAACTCCGAAGCCACACCGCTTCCAGGAGGGTTTACAGGACTACCAGGATCGCCTTCAATAAACCCAGGAACTACGGTTGATGCACCCTGCTTATAGATTTTATTGGTATAGGTGGTTATTGCTATATCTGCCATTAGGTTGTAGGTATTTCTCCAAGATTAAAGAACTCCACTCGATTAATATCTCTGTACACATCCCATTCCATTGCGGTAATTGCCCAAAGATTTCCATTGTAGGCATAGGATTGATAAGGCTTCAACTCTGTATGAATCACATCGGCAATCAATCGCTCATTTGTCCTTCCTTTTAGGTTAGCCAAGTCCTGCGCTATGATTGACATTAACGGTAAAGATTCTATTCCATCCCTTGTCCAATTTTCAGATACAGGATTGCCGGTAGTGGTTAGCTTGATGGCCGAAGTAGAGGCATTTGATTCAGCATCTCCAATATTGGTATCGTATTCAGGATGCACATTTGAGTAAGGATTGTCAGTTACCGCTTTGGTTGATATAGTAGCCAAAGTCAACGCCTCATTTTCCTCAATAGTTAGTTTTAGATTCCTGTAAATAACTGCGTATTGATGCCTAGTACCTGACTTTAGGATAAGTTGGTAAAGAGTAATTTTTACCGACCCATCCTCAGGGACCAAAACATTTGAAATAGCAATCGAATTAAATACTCTTTGATTTGTCACATCAAAAGTCATAATCGTATCCGTTGCTGTCCATCCAAAAGTAGTCCCATCAATTCGGTACATGAATTGAGTTCCGATTTGAATTTTTATACCTATGGCATGATTTGCAAATGTTCCAGGATCCGTACTGGTAACAGCATCCACCATGAATTCAAGCTCAAAGGTTAGCTTATTAGCCGTTTCTTCTACAATTGTGATCGGTATCAACGTGTTAAGGGTATCGGCTTCTATTCCTGAAATATTGGTGTCAAGAACTCCTGCTGTTGTCGTTGTAGTCCAAATCTTTACACCTTCATTCCCTGATCTTGATTCGTATTGAATTAAGGCAGTATCACCACTTGGAGTACTATCTACCTGATTGACCCCTATTGCATTAAAGTAATTCCAAAGCCTTAGATAATAAATGTTGAATGTTGGACCTGAAAAAAAACTTTTTGACCAATTATCCTGACCAAAAGTAGCCTCAAAAACACCTCCCTTAGCTTGGCTGTTTAGCTTGCCAAGGTTTAGGTTAACAGTAAACTCATTAAATACCCTCCTAGCGGTTATCTCGGGAAAAGATACATCACATTCAATATCGGTGCCATTGGCAATGGTTATTTCATCATCTAAGGTCGTGTCAGGAAGGTACTTAAAAGCTGTGTAGGTAGTTTTCGCAAGTTCGCCGATCCTGACTATCCAAAACTCCTCATCCCATAAAAAAACCCGACAAAGAAATGGCTTCAATAAAGATTCAAGCATTTCAGATATGAATACTTGATTGTTTAGAATCTGTGAACCGTTAAGGTATTGCGGTTGTCCCTCGGGATATAGCGATACCTCCGGAATAATAAATTGCTCGAAAACATTTTCTATTTCATACATCCTACTTTCATGGACTTGGCAAGCCATATTGACATTTCTAAAGTCAACATAGGATTGATTCAGTCCGCCTATTAGGTTAGCATAAGCAAGATTTCTAACAGCAGGTGCATAAAGTTGAGGAATAGCTCGGATAGCATCAAAGCCCTTTAGCCCATCCACCGCCGTGAACGTTTGAACGGTCGGCCCCGATATATCATTTATGGTCACAAAGTCGGGTGTAATGTATCCTGTAAACTTTACGTCTAAGCCCACCTTTAAAACTACCTTCCAGGTTCTATTGTCACCCACCAAAAATTCTTTGAATTGGTCATTTGTACCTACCAAAGTAAAGTCTAAAGAAGTTCCTACAATCGTGTCAAGAATGTCACCGCCCAAATTTCCAAAGCGAAGGACGCAAGATTGAACCTCTATCTCTGAATCGGATCCGCCGTAGCCATCTTGGTAAATTTCCAAGCGAACGCAAGCCCCGTTATCTTTGTCCTGTCTTGATTCCCTGTAATACTTTAGACCGTACCCATCCACAGGCTGAAAGGCTCCCGAAGCCACGCCAAGAATTGAAACGTCACTTTCAGGCATGGTAAAGTTAAAGGAAGTCGAAGTCGATATACTCACCCCACCCCTGAACCATTCTACGGAATTATAGCCTGGATCGAGTGTCACGGCAATAGCCAAGACATCTCCAGCGGTATAGAAAATCTGTGGAGGCTGACCGTTGATAGTGATAACCCCTCCGCCCTCTGACATTCGTATTTTTAACCTATAATCTGCCATTAGCCTTTCCGATTTTTTGAATTAGCCTCGTTGAACACATAAACCAAGTCCTGACCTTTCACCCTAAACTCGCCGACTAGATTAAGTGATCGGTCAAATTGCAATCCTTGACCACCGCCTGCAAAGGAAGTGCCCATGCCTGAAGCACCGGAGAAAGAACCTCCACCGCTACGACTACCACCAAAGGCTGAAAAAGCAGATGCAACCAATCCAAGTGAGGCTGCAATAAATCCAGCCAAAGTAAAAGGTGCGGCTGGCCCTGTTGCTGCTGCTGCGGATGTTGCGCCAGCAACCGCATTTGAGCCAGCTATTTTAAAGTTTGTCGCAATCAGTTTAGCGGCAAAACTAGCAAACTGACCAAGGAAAGTTCCTAATTGAGGATTTTCAAATGCTTTTCCAATCAATGATCCAAGGCCTGTAAATGCTTGAGATAGGTCTTCAACTGTAGTTTTTATTTTGTCCGCTTCTGTTTGAAATTGACTAGCAATTCCTGTAATCGGTAAAGTTGTAGAAATACCTGGTGCGTTGGCAATAGCGTTTTGAAGGCTGTTAGGATCAACCAACCCGCCTGTCTGTAATTGTTCTCTCCTAGCTCTTAACTGTCTTGCTAAATCCTCAAGGTTTGATCCGGGCAATCCAATCCTAGGCAAATTGGATAAGTCCTCAAATGATCTTTTTAAATTATCAACATCGGTTTTTAATTCTTTAAAATCACTCTTTAACGGATCTAAAATATTGGCAAATTCTTCATTATAACTAACTATTGATTCAGCAAAACCATCAATATTTATTTGAAGGCCTTTAGAAGTTGTTGATAGACTTCTAATTTCACTTTCTAATTTCTTTACTTTTTCGGATTGAATTGCAAATAAGTCAACACCTGTACCGGTTCCTGCAGTTGTGCCCGTTGCCACGGCTAATCCTGAAGGTGATGGAACTTGTGACGTTGCTTTCAAAATTGCCTGCTCTAATTCTAGCTTTTTTTGTAATGCAATAATTTGATTATCAATTACCTGCTTTTCTTTGTTTAACTCAGGTATTCTTTTAGTTGCTAAATCTGCCTCAGCTCTTTGAATTATTGATTTAGTAAGTAAATCATAAGAAGTTATTAACTGACCATTCAACAATTTTTCCCGATCAGCATTTCTAAAAATTTCAGGGTATCTTTTTTGAAGTCTATCAATCGCTGATAATCTTTTATCTCTTGCTAATGTTTCGTCTTCAATTATTGACCGTAAAGCATTAATAGTTGTTATTTCGGCAATGCTTCTTGATTCTGCATTATCAATCTCATTAGCTAAATCTTTCAGTGATTTTGTAGCCTCCTCATTTGATTTTGTAAAATCAAAAACGCCTTGTTCATACAAAACCAAAGCAGTAGTAATAGCTGAAATACCCAAAGTTAAAATATTGCCAGCCGAAAAAATTGAGCCAAGTATTGAATTAAATGATTGACCGGAGGCTCTTGCGTTCTGAAATGAACTTGCTAACTGTGTAATGTTATTCGATACACCAATAATTCCGAAAGGTGCATCCTGAATAATCCTTGCAAAGTCAATCCCGACAGAATTATAATTCGATGTGGCTCTAGTCAAAGGATCAATACCAGCAGTCCTCAAAGATTGCATCCCAGCCTTTAAGGATCCGATCTGCTTATTGAGATTTATAATTTCAGTAGGATCGGCCGCAGTCCTTAACTTTTTGTCAAGGTCATCCAATTCTCGCTGTAACTGTTCGAGTGAACGGATTGAACCGTCAACATTTTTTATTAGCCCATCGGCTACCGCACCAATCTCAACTTTAATTTTTGGATCCGCCATTTTCTCTAGCTTTTATTCTTTTCTGCCTTACAATTTCGCCTAATTTTTTGGCTTTCTCGATACTTTTTTCTGAAACCACATGTTTAGTCTTTTTCTCCCACGGAAAAGGCATGACATTGCTCATTTTTATGTTAGTGCCTTTCTTTAGCCACGGCTGAATAATTACACCAGTCAATTCCCTGTGTAACATAAAATTTTCCCTAATATCCAGCTCATGACCTTCGATAACCGCATCAATTTCCGAACGGGATAAAATGCAAAGGTCTTGATAAGGCATTTTTAAACGCCCTACCAAGACCAGAAGATAGTGTCGGATATTTTTAAACTTTACGTCAGGCTCTCCATCGTTTTTTTTTGGATTTCCTCAAGATTAATTCCCAGTTCATCCATTAAATCTTTCTCAATCAATGGCGCCAATTCCTTGTAATTTTCGCCTGTGAAATACAGTTGCAAATCCTTTACAGTATATTTTACCTCCTGCTTTAATCGCTTACAGGCCGTTTCGTAGCACTTGAAAAAAAGCATAAACCATATAGCCTTGGTCGCATAAGAAGTTGAAAGTAAGTGATGCCACGGCTTACCATAGAAATCCTCAAATTCAGCTAATGCTCCCAAGTTGGCATAAAAACTCAATTCCCCTAATTCGGGGACTGTAATCCTGTGATACTGCGCTGGCATGTTAAGTAGTTACGGTTCCAAATGTCGGTGCCCCATCAAAATCAAGGGTCGCCGAAAAGCTGATTTGTGTATCTGTGTCCGCTGTTATAGATACGTTGTTGACCTGTACATCAACGGTCACAATCTCATCACCTGGAGAAGTACCACCCCAAACCGCAGGAACAATATTTCCCAATTGCTGAGCAATATCAAAAGCTGTGATGTTAGGTGCGGTCGGAGTCTTGTTATAATCCCCTGTAAAGTCGATTGAACCTGACTTTTGACCACCGGGTATTCTTTGTGAATAATCCCCGGTACATCTATTCCGAACTTCAATCGCCGTATTTGAGAAAGTTATAGTGGATGCGGACTTGCAAACCAATTCTACTTCCTGACCTCCGATAGTAAGAAGAAGCGCAAAGTCTGATCCGTTAACGAATAAATCTGCCATGTCTTTTTTATTTTAGTCAAATATGAATGATTTTTTTTTATTACGCAACTTGCCATATATCAAAGGAATAGCGAAGTAATTTTCTGTAAGCTATTTGAGTAGTTCCCTGCTCGATAATTGATTGCGAAAATGATTTAATGTCAATAATCAGCCAGTCCGAAGGCATAACCAATATTGACTTTGTGATCATTGGCCGAATAGAAGAAGAAATATTTTCAGAAGCCAATTTCCCCGAAGCCCCCATTGGAAATTTTGTTACTATATCAATAGTCAAATTAGCCGTCTGTCTTGGTGAACATCGATTCCCAATTAACTCCGTGTCGGTTTGATCGGTAATCAGCACATAAGCCTGACCGCCTAAGTAATTTGCAGGTGTTACCATTGGATTTAAAAAGCTATCCTTTACCGGAATTGTCACCCCTCCAACTATCAAAGGAGTTATCGCATCTATAACAGCCTTTCTCAAATCAGAAGCTACTTCTTTATTTAATTGCATCTTTAATTCGTTTCTCTATTTTTTCTTTCAAATTGGCTGTAAATCGGAATACATTGGGATAGAAATACGGCTTACCTTTTAAAGTTCCTTTTCCTGTTTTCCAGTATAGGAATGCTGCCTTTCTTATTTCATCGGTATAACCTGGTCTTGCAAGCAATTGCGCAGCCTCAAGACCTGTGTTAAATTCCATGTACCCATCAAAGTCATCCATCCTGTTATTGGGATTGGTCTGCACAAATATTTCCCATGATATTGCTTCGCCTTGAAAAAAGGCTCTAGGCTCGGATCGGATCCGTTGATTAATATTCAATTTTGTTTCAGACGTTTGAGGCATACCGACAATGTAGGAAGGTGCATCCTGCGCAGCATATTTTTCTATATCCTTTGCAGTTTGCTCCAGTTCTTCCGAAATAGCTACAATAGCCTTAGTCCCCTTTTCGGAAAGTGCCTTGATAGCCTCATCCAATCCTGTTACTCTAATAGCCATTTATGTCGTCTCGTTAAAGTTAGGATTGTCGGCCTGACCAACTCGAACCATAGTAATAATATATTCCTTAGTCATTCGTTCATCCATCAACTCCACCGAATTGATTTTGTGATAGGCACCCCTGTAAAGAATCTGCATGGATTCATCGGGTTGAAAGGTCGATCGCCATTGAACACCCATCCGATAGGTTCTTGGAAGTGTCATCTGTAACGCCTCCACCCGATTTCCACCCCTTACCTGCATTATCCGTGCAAAGGTAGTCAATACAGGTGTCCATGCTACCAACGCACCTCCGTAACCGTCATCGGTTGAGCCGAAATTTCCAAAGGTTATGGATTGGTCGTAGGATCCGAAATTTATACCCATAAATCCTCCCTGAATTTCATTTCACTCATGATGGATAAATTGATTGCCTGATTCACCGCTTCCGATACGCCGTTCTGTCGGTACGCAAAGCCAGTGGCTACCCGTTGCAATACAGCCACCTTCAAGGTCATCGGTGCATTTTGATAACCTGCCTGATAGGTGTAATTTTTCACCTCGTTTTCATCGGTAGTCACATCCGATACCCAAGGGCCTATGGGATACACTCGCTCACTTTTTGGATTATTGCTTATTGTCACATTCCTGACCGATAGCAATTGTCCTGAGTTCTTTTCGGTCGTGTCGATAGATGCTGAAAGCAAAGTAGTAATCAAGTCATCCCAGTCGGTCTGATCGGGTGACATTTGAAGCCAGTTCTTTGCCTCCGATAAGGTCACCGCCTGGAAAGATGGATCCTCAATGCTTATAATAAATTTACTTGGTGGCATATTTCAAGTCTTTAATTTTTACCCACATCGCTAATTTTGTTTCAACCAATAAAACATTTTTACTTTCGCCAAAGTCGATAACATCTCCTTTTTCAAAGTGCAAGTAGTTAACCAATAGCTTAATCATGGTTAAAGGTATTTATTTTTGATTTTACAACAAATGTTTTTTGTATTTCCACGGCTCCGTATCGTTCCAAATTCGATAGCAATGAAAAACGTAAAGATTTTTTAATTGACCCAGCTTCAATCCCGTAGCCCTCACCTGCTCGGAAAAGATAGCATCGCATGAAGCGTTTTTTTCCATAAATCCTCCCACCGCCTTCCAAGTTGATTTCCTGAAAGCCATAAAGTAACCTGCAATAACTTCCCCTCTCCCCATTGGTTCTATGCCTATTTCGTTGTAAGTCAAAGCGATTTGATAATGATTTTTTATATCGGTGTCAAAGCTGAATTTTCCTTCATGTAATTGATAGGTCTGTTTAATTCGATTTGTTCGGCAGCCAACCAATCCAAACCTATCCCCATCTAAGGACAAAGAATCTTCAATACGTTTTCCCCAGTCATCAGTAAGATAGGAAATATCCCCATCCTGCAAGACAATCCAGGTGTCATCCGGAACATTCAAGGATTTTATAAAATCGTTATAGGCCTTGCCTATATTTTTGTCTGATCGGAATGGGTTTGAGTAAATTATCATTTAAAAAGCAAATAGATAGGTTGAGCTTTATATTGATCTAAATTATTCTCCCAATTTCCTTCGTCATAATACAATTTGTCATCATCGTAAATGTCAACAAATGCGTTTTCAGTAGCATAGTAGTAAGCCAAAAAATATTGTTCGGTTTTTTTATTGTAAACCATAAATATTTGAGTCTCAATAATATTTGGATTTGCTGAAGCAAATGAAAACATATCTGATCCTTCGATATAAAATGATATGATCCCTATACCAAATTTTTCCCTGTAATACTCTATTCTTTTTATTTCATCTTTTTTTTCAGATTGTTTTTTATTTCTCTGATTTTCTAATGATTTTCTAAACTCTTCTAATTCAATTGTCTGATTTCTCATTTGTTGTTTGTTGTTAGTTGATCACCTCCCAGTTAGGTATCGGGATTATGTACTTTGCGTTTGGAATCAGCGGTCTAAGTTTGGCAATGATTTCTTCTTTAAAGTTCCAAGAAAGAATCAATACGTAGTCAGGCTGAAAATTAATTATTGACTCAAGACCAATAATCGGAATACCTGTCCCCGGGGAATACTTACCGATTTTTTCAGGAGTTTCATCGCAGATGAACTCAATCAAGTCAGTACCGATTCCACAAAAGTTAAGCAAAGTGTTTCCCTTGGCTGAAGCTGCGAAGGCACAAACTTTTTTATCCTTGGCAATAGCTGTAAGATTTTGGCTGATTTGATCTTTTAATTGATAGATGTTGGCCGCCCAAGTTTGATAGTCGGACAATTCATTCCAAAAGTTTACCTCGTAATCCTCTGTAATTTCCTTATCGCCTTTCTGCTTTCTTATCTCGTATCGCATCGTTCCTCCGTGAATATCCTGATAGGATAGATTCACCAAGTGAAGATTAACTTTCTCGCATAGGTCCATCATTGGACGAATAGACCAATAGGTCATATGTTCAAAATAAACTTGGTCGAATTGATTTCCTTCCATCGTTTCCATCCAATAGGGATTTTCAATTACCAATACCCCGTCAGGTTTCAGGGCAATCTTGCATGCCTCCAAGAACTCGGTTACGTTGTCAAGGTGTGCGAATACGTTGGTAGCGGTGATTAGGTCGCAAGTATCTTCAAAATAACTAGCAACTCTTAACCCCCAAAATGCACAAATAGATGGTATTCTCTTTTTCCTTGATATGTCACAAAGATTTTTAGCTGGATCAATATTAGTAACATGATGGTTTAATATTTTTCTAAACTCATAAAGTAATGTGCCATCATTTCCAGCAATATCTAAATGCCTTGTTTCTTCATTTAACCCATACTTATCTTTCAACTCCAAAGCCATTTTTTTGCAATGTTCAATGTAGCCTTGATTCACAGAACTCCGATAGGTGTAATTTCTGAAAAGTTGCCTTCCACTTACCACTTCGGTAAGTTGTGACAATCCGCAATTATCGCACCATGCCACGACTAAAGGAAGCCTCGGCGCATTAATAGCCTCTTCCTGCGTTTCAAATAAATTGTTGGCAAGCGGGATCAACCCGAGGTCAAGGTATGGTTTTAGTTCTCCGTGTCCGCAGACTCGGCATGCTGTATGCTTTTGTGAAATAATTTCCATTTGGAAATATTTAATGATGAATCTTTAGGTGAAGAATTGTCGGTTAATGGCTTTCCTGTGATGTCAGGGTTTCGCCTTCTTGCATAGTCCAGTATAGTTTTCTTTTCTGTACCAATATTGATTAATCCTGTAAGATCGGATTTGGAAGCCTCCAGTATCATAGGTGCAATCACATCGACGTAATCTTTTGAAGTCCAAAGGTTGTTGTAGGCGTGTTCATGCGGGAATTCAGAAGCTCCAAAGCTAGTGCGAATAATTAAATGATTGGGCACCATTCTAACTGAACATTCACCGCCCAATTTTGACCAAGCGTAATTATTTACGGGTAAGACAGGATCGGTTTCGTTGTAGTTTCCTAAAGTACCTGGATATACATAATCGGATGAAATGTAAACCAGTCGCTTTCCTGCAATCAAACAAGCTCTTGCGACATTGGAAGCCCCGATTATATTCGTTGTTATCAATGCTAGATTTGGTGCCGTTGTGAGTTCGGCGGCTGCTAGAATGATTGTGTCAAATGAATAACATCGAAATGTGTAAAATAAATGATCTTCCTCAGTAATATCACAATGACTTGACCCAAGACAAATTAAATCCTGATCCAACTTTTTCAATTCGGTGCCCAGCAAGCCAGTACCACCTAAGACTATTGTATTCATATCAATTGTGAATTAACAGGCATCCTTCGACCCGATTAAATGAACTCGCCCCGTACACTTTTGCTATATCATTAAAGAAAAACCAGTCAGCTGAATGGCTTTCAATATCATTCCATCCTACTCGCCTAGCTACCTCATTTCTGATTAACACCCCTGCGCAATCAATATACCCTCGCTCTAGTCGGCAGTCAATAGTTTTCCATCCAATGTAGCTGTGAACCATTTTTGAGCAATAGGCAGCCACTATCTTTTCGGCATCAAAGCCTGAAAGCATTTTTTCTAAGTAGGCAGGAACGTGATAATTATCAGCGTTGGTAATCAATACATAACCGTTATTAGGTAATTTCTGTAGTTCCTCGGATCTGATCTTGTGTCCCCAATTTCCCGACCTCTTATCTGTTTCAAAATACTTGATCCTATTGTCACCTATTGACTTAACAATTTTTGACAAGCCAGTTTCATTTGGTCCATCATGGATTAACAATAACTCCCAATTTTGGTGAGTTTGGGCAAGCATCGAAGAAATTATAAAAGGATAGCTGTTATAGATCGGGCAAATGACTGTTACCTTATCCGTTTTCGCTTCTTTGAACTCTTTTAGGTGTTCATTCATTCTTTTCAAATATGAACTGTTACCCGTATCCCAAAGCGGTGAAGTAGAAAGCGGTGCAACCTGATTTACTTGGTATCCCATCCTCTGAACCTGTAGCATTAATGTATCTTTTCCACGGTGCTCAAATTCATAGCAGTCGATTTTTGTTTCGAGCTTTCCAAATACCAGCTTTTTAGCAATTTCCTTTGTGATACAAAACCCGGTAGTCCGAACGTGTAACGGTGCATTCTTGGAGGCTATCTCCATGCAGTTCAATCCATCGCCTTCGGTAAAGTATTTCACAAAATCTTTCCGCATTGGAATAACATCGTCAGTAATCCATAGCAATCTGTCAAAGTCGGGAAAATTTCTAATCTCTCCTCGGCAAACCTGAGCTAGGGCTCCAATGTCCATTCCTTTATTTAGCCTTCGGAAATATTTGGTCTTTGTGACCTTACAAAGATTCTGAATAGGTGTATCCTCATACCTATCCACACTCTGAATTACCACCAGTTCGGAGTTTGTTTGATCGCATTTCTTCCAACAATTAATCCAACGTTCGATATTTTCAAATCTGTTGTAAACAATGATACCTACTATTGTTTTCATTGCTTTTCTAATATTATTTCAACACTCCCTTCGATTGGGCATTCTTCATGAATTTTATCCTCAGGTAATTCTCCTGTTAAATTAAACTCAATTCTCAAGGACAATGCTAGATTGCAATAATTTCGTCCGTCGAAATTGTCGTAATTACAAAATGGGCATTGATTACAATTTTTAACTATTAGCTCCAGCTTCATACTTCAAAAATTTCTAAATTTTCTCATTGTTTTTCGTGTTTGTTTTGTTTCCCAAATCTAATAAAAAAATAATAAAAAAAAGCCGTGAAATAAATCACGGCTTTTAAACAAAACAACAAACAACAAAGATTAAGTAGTTTCCAAAATTGTTTTGGCTGCACTAAAGGTACCCTTAACCAATACCGGAGTATCATTCGCAGAAATGAATTGAACAAGTCTTTGCTCGATTCTTACAGTTTTCAAATTATCAATAAAGTCATCTCCAGCCTCTCCGATTGCTACTTGAATACCTGTTCTCAATCGAACATTGATAACTGACAAGTCACCTCCAACAAAGTCAGCAGCGGTACCAGTCAAGGCATTGGTAGGGATAATTCTAACGCCCCAAGCATTCAAGTTACCCTGAGCATCAAAAGTAACCCCGGAAGGCAAGATATACTGCTTATCGCCATCCTTCTCTGAAAGCATCACATGAAACTGTCCCGTCTCGACAAAGACCCCGTTAACCACGCCATTTGCCGCCCTTACCTGAGCGATGATTCCGTGAATAACATCCCAGTTTGTCGCTGATTCAACCTTACCCGCCATTGATCCTCCTGTGAAAGTGGTAGATTTACCAAGCAATCCCTGAAGCTGCGGATCAGTTCCGGAACCTGTGAAAAGCTGATTTTCAATTACGGTCTCAACCCTCTTAACACCGTTGGTTTGAATGTAAGAGAATAGATACCCAGCATCTTCCAGCATCTCGGTAGTAACTTTCATGTGAACCCCGATTTTGTTGACCTTCGCTCTTTGCTCCTTGTATTGAACATCAAGCTGAGTTTTTTCAACACCTTCACCAATAAATACTGGGGTACCTTCTTGGTCGTATTCTTCAACCCATACAGCGTACTGAGTTCCGATAGCACCTACTGATACATTGGATAGGTAGGTAAGCAGTCTTTGTCTGATTGGCGAAACGACCCCTGTGAACTCGGAAATAGTTACCTGAGAAGAACTATTAGCGTTAGCAATAGTCGAGGCTAAAGTGATAGTTCCTACGGTCTTTTCCTGAATTTCAAAAGTCAAAGGGCCTGTCAATTTTTCACCAGTCGATTTAATTCGCTCAATTTCTTTTTTAACTGGCGCATAAGCCTTCATGAATGCGTCTTTGAAAGACTCCTCATTTACTTGCTTTTGCACCGCTGATTTTTGAATAGAAATATCCAACTTATCCAGCTGAGACTGCATCTTCTGTGCATCTTCCTTAGAAAGAACGCCATCCAATGATTTTAGTACGGCTTCGGCCTTATCGAAGGCCTTCTGCGCCAAATCTTCCGCATTGGAAGCCTTGGTCTTTAGTGCGACCCCAGCTTCGTCAATAGACTTCTGAAGGTCGGCTTTGATTGTTTCTAAATTTTCCACGATTCAAATGAAAGTTTAAGTTCGATTGGTTTTTCATCGGCTTTTTCATTTGAAGTGGTCTTTGCCGGCTTCAATTGTAACAAAAGTGATTCTATTTCCTTGATGCACTCATCGGAGGCATCTGAAGTTCTTATAAATTTTTCCAGGTTCTTGAGGTAGTCTGAAAATTCCTTTGCTTCGATAAATGTCGTTTCGGGATTGGCACCTAAGAACTGTACCGCTGACCCTTCATACATCATTAGCTCCTTAATCCTGTTAGCTTTAGCTAATTGATCGAATTGCTCCTTGATTGTCCTGAAACCAAATGAATGCTGATTGATAATACCCGACTCAACCATTTTGATAAAATCCTGACCCATCATGTGAGTCCCAGCCTTCATAGTGTATCGAAGTCCTTTTGTGTCCTCCTCAAGTTCTTCAATAACTCCAGGCACCTTAGTCTTATCGTGATCGAGCAAGTACTTAATCAATCGCTTTCCCTTAGGGCCACGTTCCTGGATGGTCTTTGTAAACGCTCCCTGTTCGATAATGTCGCCGTCAAGGTCTTTATTTCCGAACATGGCAAAATAACCCGATACGATACCCTGTTTTGTATCTGAATTTGTAAAGCCTTGGTTTAGTCCTTTGGTCAACATTAGCTTATTCGTTTAAGCAAATATACGTGAGAAAAAAAATAATATCCAAATATTAAAAAGACTCAGGGTAATTTCTCCTAGCATACCGCTCTGAAAAGTACACCACCGTACACGAGCAATTTACAGTCTGAGCAGCACCGCCCGAAATATCCCCTGGTTTCAACATCACAACCTGCACTCCGTTTGGGTTTGTGAACTGGAAAAAAGCATCCTTAGGAATCGGTTTGTTTTGCGCTTCCAAATGTTGAATCCTCGGCTCCTTTGATCCACCCCATACCCAAATTTTATAAAGATTCTGTCCTGTCTCATTCGCCCATTCAGTTGCTGATCTTTCTTTACCCATAGCATTTGCTCTAGTCGATTCCGTTCGAGCTATCGCTCGAGCCCTTGTAACGGATCCAACCTGACGGGCTAGTAACCTTGCAGTCATGAACGGGTTTAGGCCTTGTTCTACGGCCATGGCTAGAGTTTCCTGTATCTTGCTTAACGTATTTTCATTGACCGAAGAAATTAGAGTGCCAAGGTTGGTCAATACCCAGTCTTTGATCCAAGCAGTCCACACCGATAAAAAAAAATCGCTAGGCGCAAAGACTTTCTCCCGAACCCTAATTCGATTGTATTCTTTCTTTGCAGAATCAACAAAAACTTTAGTATAAAACTCCACGTAAGCATCCTGCATAATTTTGGGATCAAAGTTCTTTGCCTGCTCTTTGAGTGCTTTGGTAAACAATTTCGTACCAAACCGTTCATATTGCTTAAGCGCAGTCGCATTCTGCCTCCGTATTTGTGCAAGATTTATTTTGGCCATTACTCTTGAAAATCAACAAAGTCAGTCCCACCGCCTCCAAGTGCTTCATTCATTGGTATCAACCCTTGATTCACCCAGTGGTTATCCATACCCTCGGATTCTGAGACGTCAAATCCTACCATAGTTCTAAGTTCGTTAAAGGTAATGGCAGGACTTTTCCCGAAGGTGTCAAAAATCAATTTTACATCTGGCTGAAGTTCGGCATAAGAGGACGTATCGAAGTCAACTACGTAATCCATCCCGTACCTTGATCCTATCCACTCGGTCAGCTTTTCCTCAAAGAGCTGTAATTGAGGCATGACCACGTCAGTAACCAATGATTTTTGGGCGTGTTCTAGGTTTGCGTTTGTCGCATTTGGCTGAAATAAAACTGGATTAACACCCCATAGACCGCATAAAGTCTGCAAGTCCATGTTTTGGGAATTGATAATATCCAATGCCACAGGTGAAAGACCAATGGCGTCATATCGCATAGGAAGACTGGCGGCAATCACTCGGTTAATATTCGCATTTCCATTGATTCGTTCATCCACCCTTTGATCTATCATTTGCCTTTGTTCGGGTGTCGGCCAAAATTCAGGGTTCTGCACGTTCGGAGAAAGAATGCCTTTGGCACCTTGATTCAAGTACGCGTTGGTCTTCGCCTGTACCGAATAGGTGTTACCCTGCATGGTCTTTAATCCAGGTAAAAGAGGTGACATTCCCCGAAGTTGTTTTCCGTTTAAATCCCAGCTAAGGTTAGGCTGTTTGATATGCAAAACATCGCTTGCTGGAATCTCTATGGTTTGGTTTCCGATTGCAAGTTTATAGCCCCTGACAGGTTGCATCATGCCTCCCATGACCAGCTCGACATAATTTGCAGGAAGAACGTACAATTCCTTAAACTTACCTTTATTCAGTCCTTCGGAAGGGGAATAGCCATAAATGAACACCTCACCTGATGTATTGTACCATGTACTAACGTCGTTTAGGAATTCACTCCAAGTTTGAGATGGATTTGGTTTTTGAAGCAGTCTTACTACTGGATCCGATTCAGGAACCTCCACTAGTTCTTTTGTTCGGTAGATGGATGCCTGAGCTCTGTTAAGGTCTTTGCGTGAATATTTCGCAGATCGGTATTTTGATTCCCTTGAATTGTTCTTGAACACCGCCACAGGACAGGACTTTGACTTATCGGCTATCTTTCTGATTATCGAATAGATCAGCGCATTGCCTCGGTATCCTTCATCGACAAAAGTTTGATTGGTGCCATCGTACCAAATCAGAATGCCAGAGGTGTTAAAGTAGGGGTAAACTATTTCATTGAGCAAGTTCTTCCCCCCCGGTGCTGATTGAGGTGTAAGATATTCCCGTATAGCTTTCAGTATCATTTCATCACTTTTGGAAATAAAAGTAAGTAATTATCAATCATTTCAAAAATTACCGTTGATATACAGCCACAATCAAGGCTCCATACACTCCGACAAAAAAGAACCTTGCAACCCAATGCCATGCGAAAGGATTCAATGAAATGCAAACAAAAGCAGTTAGCAGGTATATTACCAGTAGGCTTCCAAGGATGAATAATAGGTGTCTTTTCATATTGAGAAATTAAAGGTACTGCCTAACATCAATTCGGTAAATCCCCAAACCAAGGCGTCAACCCTGTCAGGTGATTTTCCTTTTTCAGGATCAAAGGTAATCATTTGAGCCTCAAGTAGGGGATATTGGCCGATATGGAAAATTTTCCCTTGTTCGTAAAGTGAATAAATGGGCTCCGCCCTGATATACTTTCCTTTCGTGGCCGTGACCAGTTTAATCCTTTGCTTTTCACCAGCCGAACGAATAACAGCCTCCACCATGTCGCCGCCTTGGTTCTTTTCAGCGACAATACAATCAGCATTCCATCTTTCCCGAGCCTTAACCGCAATAGCTCCCCATTGGTTTGGAGAATACTTTCCCGATAGGTCTTCCAGGACATATCCGTACCCAGCCTTATCTTTTCCGCAAACTATAATACCTGTTTCATCGGATTCCATGTTTGCAGTGGCAGCGGGATCAATAGCCACTACTATTCTATGTAATTCAGGTGCATTTGGTATCCGTGACCGTTCAAGTATCGGTCTATTCCATAGCATCCCTTCGGCATCATCCAGCCATTTCCCCAAAAATAGGTGTTCGTATCTGTGTAGGTTTTCTTGTCGTGTTCGCTTCGCTTGATCTATAAAAGATTGAGAAAGATATTTCCTATTTTCTAAAAATGTGGTGTGAATATAGGTGGTATCGTCTCGTTTATTGGATATGAACCGCTTATAAATCCAATGTGACTTAAAGCTAGGATTCATAACCAAAATCACTTTATTGGGTAGGTCAACCGATCGGATAGAAAGATCAATCCTATCAAATACATCTTCTTCAACCAGCTCCTCGGCTTCATCTAACACCCAGGTAGTCACCCCTGCAATAGACTTCAGGTTTGCAGTAGCAGTTCCCTGTGATGTTTTTATTCCACGAAAAAGAATCTTTGAGCCTGTCTTGATATTTGTGATTTCCGTTTGAGTAATCTCAAAATCATTTGTGTAGCCTAGACTTTCAATCTTTTCAATGAACTCCGGAATGATTGAAATGTGAGCTGAGACCAATGTCCACCTGGTGAACAAAATGATGTGGCCTGATCTGTATGTTAATCGAAGAAGTGAATAAGTAACCGAATAGGATTTCCCGGAACCCCTGCCACCGGTGATTAAAAAATATCGTGTCGGGTTTGGGTATGCAAATAGAGTTTTATAGTTCGCTAGTATCCCCATCCTCCCATTCTATCTTTGGTAAGATCGTCTTTCCGTTGGAAGTAACATCTTGATAGTTCATTTGCAAAGACCTGTGTTCATCAGGTGAAGCAATTAATTTGTAAAGAGCTAACTGCAAAGCTGGTGCATTGGATTTGTACCACTTGGAACGGAGGGAAGTTTTTATCTCAATCCTGTTCTTTTCCAATGCTTCAAACATTCTTTTATATTCGTTCGAATCGTTCGGGAAATGATCGTAAAAAGCAGTTTTTCCGCATGGCAAAAAAACAATAATATCCTCAATGAAAAACAGTTTATGCTTTTCAATAGCTTCCAATGCTTTACTTAATAATTCTTCGGTCTTGTATGCCATCACTCAAATTCTGCTTTGCAATCTACACCATTTCTTTTAACTGAAATACTCGGATCAAGTTTAACCATTCGCCTAACTATCACATCGCAGTATTTCGGGTCAAGTTCCATGCCGTAACATTTTCGATTTAGTTGATTGGAGGCAACAAAAATACTGCCTCCACCTGCAAAAAAATCTAAAATTATAAAACCAAAATTTGAATATCCTTCAATTATAGGGCTTAAAAAAGACATTGGTTTTTCATGCTTATGGTTTTCTGACCTCCTATATTCCCCCTTAATAACACTTCTAGTACCATTACCTTTATTGTATCTAACTTTGGGATTTCCATTTATTTCATGGCTAACCAAAACATGATCTAAAAAAATTTCATTACCTCCCTCTTGTGGAATTGCTGTTCCGCTATGGTGAAAAATAAAAAAATTTTTTAAATAAAAAGGACTATTTTTCAATTGCCTAATAATTGCACGGTCATTATTGAAAATAAAAATGTGGCAATTTTCAGAAAAAAGCAAAGCGTTAGTGTAATCAAAATCTATTTCATATGGCGGATCAGTAAACACCATCTCGGCCAGCTCTGGTTCCAAATAGATTTCTACTGCCATTATTATTTTAGTTTTTATGAATTGAAAATTTCATCGAAAGTTTCTTTTAATTTCGGGTAAACTGTGTACAATCTATCCTTATATCCTTGACTTATCTCTGTCAACTTACCATTTTTTATTTTTTCAAAATCCTTTTTCCATTCATCAGGAACAGAGAAAATGTAAGTGGCATAAGTGCTATCGAAATCATCATCTTCATCGCGTAAGTAATTTGGATGTGCTTGAAGTTCTTCTTCGCCAAAACCACAATCTCTGTTATTACCACCTACTCTTGTATAAATATGAATTTCTTCACCATCAACAAAACAATCTCTAAATCTTGGATACTGATCAGGATGTTTTTCTCCTAACATTGGAAGAATAAAGAATGTAGCAGGATTTGTTCCATTAATCATATTGTATAAACTCATAAGTTACCTTTTGTTTTGTTTGTTAAATTCTCTTTTTAAGTCTCCAATTGTATAAATTTCTTGTGCTGTATTGTCAAGAGGATAAACAGGAATACTATCATCCAGAAATTGACAAAGTTCATTCTTCCAATGCTTTGCTTAATGCTTTTTTCCATTCCTCACTTAGCGGTATATTTTTTCTTGCCTTACTTTGACAAGTTTTAGAACAATAAACTCTATTTTTTAAACTAACTGAATGTTTGTTTTCTATTTCACTTCCGCATAATTTACAGTTTTTTACAATCTTTAACGATTGACCGTAACATTTAATTGAGCAAAATTTCGGAACCCTTGATTTACATTTTTTCTTACTTTCAAATTCCTTATTGCAATTTTTACAAATAAATACATTCATAAGTCAAATATACAAAAAAATCCCATTCACCGAATGATAGATTAAACAATCGGATTCGGCTTTATCTCTGCAAGTTTGACCGTTCTAAAATTCATGTTCAAATCTAACAAAAAAAAAGCCCGATCAAAAATCGAGCTTTTTAAACCAATTTAACCAGTTAACCCAAAGTCGCAAGAAAAGCATTAACAGCCTCTTGAGTATATTTTTTGTTGAAATGCTGATTTCTAAAAGGATTTCCTTTAGTGTTAAGCCATTCACCGAAAGATCCAATTTTTTTAGCAGCCTTAATCGGCGCAAGAATGTCAGCAGACGCTTCTTTGTTCGCTGATAATTTTGCTTTTCTTTCTGCAATCTCCCTATCGGCCTTAACCTGCTCATTAAGAAAAAAGGTCTTCCAGTAATTTTCTTTAGCCTTGTCACCGGCTAAGATTGCAGTAACGATGCTGTTATGGTATTCAGCTCGCTGTTCAGCTGCAGCATAACCAATATACTGTGGATCAAAATTGGCTACGGTACAAATTTGCAAAAAATTGAAGTAGTTTCTTTTTGCGTTTTCGATTTGTTCGGCTGTGTAAGTCATAGGGTTGATGTTTTTATTTATGTAAATATAAGAAAAAACTTAGATTCAATGCAAGTATTTATAAAAAAAAGTCTGAAAATTTTTCAGACTCTTTAAACCAAAATACACCCTATGAATTAACCGTGTTGCGGGCAGAGGAATTGAACCTCCATCATCGAGCTTATGAGACTCGCCAGTTACCGTTACAAGCAACCCGCTATCAAAGATAAAAAAAATCTAGGACAGTATCCTAGACATTTTTATTAACCAAATAACCCAATAATCCTATGACTGTGAGGCTAGTGGAATCGAACCACCATCTGCGATATAGAAGATCGCTATTTTTACCATTAAAATATTACCCCATTTCGCCGTCTTTCCAGGCTTTCATCTCGCTTATACGCAAGTTATAAGCAATTGCTAAGAACCTGCTTCCAATTGATTTTTTCACCACAATAAGGGCAGTAGACAAATCTACTTAAATAGCCTTTTCTGCCATCTACTATTTGATTTTTTGTTTGTGGTTCTCCATTAAGTAAACCATACTTTTTGAAAGTAGGTTGAATGTTTACAATTCTTTCTACTTCAAAGTCAATAGTAGATTTGTTTACTTTCTCTCCACTCAAAAATCCTAGTAAACAATCGCAACTGCTTATAACAGCAGTCTTGCGTAATGCGGGGTTTAGTGGTTTATCAATCTTTTGTTCCATAATTAAGCATTTGTGGTTTAACAAAGTGTAGTGCATTTTAAGCCCGCACTAACGCAAGGCTACGAACCGTTATGCTACATTTTGCTTTGCCGACGCTCTACCAATTCCGCCACTCCCCCATTTTTACAGTAGGTTGTAAGGTACTCGTTAGTTACTCTTTCCCTTACCCCTTTATTAGACCTGTAATAACATTTTTATTTATTTGACGTGTGGAATGTTATTAAACCACCTACGTATAGTATACTCATCTAAGAACTACCAAAGATTCATATCTAACTTTCGTAGTCAGGACAGGATTCGAACCTGTATTTATAACATCCGTAATGCGTGCGAAAACCCACATCCAACTATGTTATGCGTCTGACAATTCCGCCACCTGACTATTTTTATTCATCCCACTACCCGACATGGCAGTGATTATTTTGAAGATTGGCAGTTTCGCTTATACGGTAGTTAGCGGTCAGTGCTAACTCTCCGTTCCAATTCAGCTTTATAGTCTGAAAAATTAAGTTGTCTTTTAGCTTCTTCACCGTAATATGTTTTTTCATCATACCATATATCTTCACCGCCGACACCACCGCCAATCCTTACCGTAAATCCTTCTTTTGATTTACGTTCAATCCAGTTAAGAATATTTTTTAAGTGGCTCGTTTCCAAATCAGCCAACTTGATTTTTTCCCCATCTCTTGTCTTATGAAATTTCATTTTGTCTTAATTTAAAGATTGGTAGTGACAAATTATCCCCAAGTAATTTAACCCAGTCCAGTTTCCAAGCTGGATGCGCTAATCGCACCTACCCCGAACATCGCACCCTTGGCAGTGCTGGTAATAATGGCAGACCTATTACTACCTGTTCGCATTCGGCCGGGTTATTTCAAACACACAATCCGCAACTACCAAATGACAATCCTATTGCTAGTTGTTCGCAAATTTCAAAATATTCATCTTCTGAAATACCATACTTTAATAAAATTTCAGGTTTTGGATCAATCGATGTAAACTGCATATCTCCACACCCACCATCTTCTGCATTTCCTGAATCTCTATCATATTGTTCTCCAAAATCATTAGAATCTGCATCAATTCCATTAATTTTAAAAATTGGTGTATAACAAAAAGATTCTCCAAATGTTAATTTAAGAGTCATTTCTACCTTCTTAATTTTTATAATAAATCATTTTAATTCAATCAATTTTCCTGTTACCTCCCCATTCCAATTACACAGATTCCCATCTTTCTCAAATCTGATCTGCTTTTCCCGATAAAGGTAATTAGCCGAGATCATTTGCATCTGAAGTTGAACTATTTCGATATTTTGAAACAACCCTTTACCGTATTCCTTCCACTCCGACCAATGGCCATCATTTTTTCGATAGCGAATGGCCAGCGAATAGTCTGTCTTGATTACCTTAGTCTTAGCCATCCTTCGGCTTGAATACAAGTTCCATGCCGATAGCGTCCAGTATCAGCCTAGTTTTTGCCACCGTAACCGACTCTTTCCCGTTTTCCAAATGATAAATCGGAGCATGGCTGATCCCTAATTGCTCGGCTAATTCCAGCTGAGTTATACCCTTAGCCTTCCTATGTTCTTTAATAAGTAATCCTTCTAACTTTCCCATAATTCAAATTTACAATATAAATTAGAATCAATCTTGAAAATAGGAATTTTTATCTTTTTTGTCTTCCTTGCATAAATAGTATGCAAAGTCTGACAGAACATAGATAACTATTAACCACAGCCAAAATCTAATGCCGACTCCGACTTCAAGAAGGTGAAGCCAGGGCAATGATCCTAATAAGACCATTACCCTGAATAGGTGCTTTTTTTCCATTAGAAGGGCAATTCTGAATCTTCTTCAACTGGTGCCGGTACTGGATTCTGCTTTGGCTCGGGCTTCCAGGTGTCAACCTGGACTGAAAGGTCTTTCCCGTACTGGTCGGCCTCCCTTTTTCGATTTATAGTTAGGTTAATGTACTTCTTACCGTTCTTTGATTCGGTAATGTGTTCTTTAGGAAGGTCTGATAGGCAAATGCTGACCTTAAAAAAGTCACCGTACTTGCCCGATTGAGTCTTTCCGCTTCCGCAGTAGATTGTTTTGTTTTCCATTTTATTTCATTTTTTATGACCATAAGGTCGGTTGAATTTTTTCTAATTTAGTCTTAGCAAATCCGAATTTCTTAATTTCCTCTTTTGCTAATTTTTCCTCTTTAAGCCATTCGTTGGCTTTTAAATTAAACTCTTTTTTGATCTCAAATCCATAACCTTTTCGATTCAATCTTTCCGCAGCGATCAATGTCGAACCGCTCCCAGCTACGGGATCAATAACCACGTCACCCTCATCGGTAAATATTTCAATTAAGCTTTTAAGCAATTCAACAGGCTTTTGAGTCGGGTGAATTTTTTCTGATTCTGTATCTCTTGGCCAATCCATGCAGTTAAATATCATTTTTCCGTTGTTGCGAAACTTTGGAAGCCTATCCCTATATAAAATCAAACCGTATTCACAATTACCAACTACTTTCATATTTGCCTTTAAAACCTGAGCTGAAAAGTTTTTCCTAAAGACTAGATTTATGTAGTTGTTCAATCCATAACGTTTAGCCAGTTCAATCAAATACATTTGCTGATCAAATGCACAAAAAATAATCATACAAGGCGCCTCACTTTTTTGTCTTGAAATACCTTCTTCTTTTTTCTGCTTTGGCTCCGATTTTAGCATTGTTGAACAAAAGTGCATAAACTCCGCAGGTCTAAAATCTTCATCTGTGTCGAAAAAAGATTTTCCAGCCAATTCACTTTCTCCATTTGAATTGTCGCCGTCCTTGTACCATGCAGGGTTTGAGGCATAAGCATTATTCCCTAAGTTGTAGGGAATATCTGCAATAATAAGCTGCGCCTTTGGTATTGCGTAGCTTTTATAGTTCTGAAAATGATCTCTGTAAATCATAAGTGTGTATTAATATCGGGTTTCATAAAGTCCATGCAGTCCATGCAGTCCATGTTAAATGATCGGGTTAGGTCGAATTTCATATTGTTTATTTATTCAAATCTAATATATTTATTCAAAAGGTAAAAGAGAAAATATTCCAATTGTCATAAATTCCTGACCTTTTTTTACAATGCACTTCCGGATGTTCATTTCAAAAACTTGCCTGTCATCAAATCCAAATTTTTTTTGGCAAATATCCAAAATCAACTTTACAGGATTGTCTAGGTCGGAGGCTACATTGGAAAAGCCAAAGAAAAACTCAATCCGAAGCATAGCTTTTTTATCAATGCTTTTTTTTGGCATTCTAATCAGTATTGACTTCTCATAATCTTTGTACGCTTGAGTTTTAAAACGCTTTCCCTTCCACGCCTCATTGACCGATAATGGCTTTTCATTGATCCGAAATTGAATCATTATATTTTTCTATTGCTTTAAATATTTGTAAAACGACCTGAGGAACTATTGCATTTCCTGAGGCTTTGATTGATTCGTTTCGCCACTTTGCTTCAGAAATGGCAGTAAGGTCCAATCTGTCGGAAAACCCATCATTTCGAGTGTAAATAGGGGAGACAGTTGGGAAGTCTTCCCAGGTTGATGGAATGCATCCGGCAAGGTGTTTTTTTCTGTCCTGCCTGATTGCTCTAATGCTTCGGTTGACCTCGCCCCTTTGTAATCCCTTGTTGCAGGTGTCGGAAGAAGACCATTCATTGCCAAATCCTTCAGCGGTGCGCTCCAGTTGTGTCCTTGATTGCTGATTATCCTGCCTGATGGAGTTATATCTCTGCGTGGATTCGTCATACAATCCATTGCTTGAGGTGTCGGAAGTAAATTCTTTTTGGCATAATTGCTCAAACCCCATTGGCTTGAATTGTCGCTTCTCCGATCTGAACAGTCGGGAGTAGCCAACAAACCATACTCTATCCCTTCTGTGTGCAGCGTTGACGGATACAGCTGGAAGTACATACGGTTGTACTTCGTACCCTTCAGCTTCCAAGTCAGTCTGCACCTCGTGGAATACCAATCCCCCATTCCAATTAACAAGGCCGAGAACGTTTTCACCCACGACCCATGTCGGTTGAATTTCCCGAATTGCTCTAAGCATTTCCGGCCAGAGGTGTCTATCATCTTCTTTTCCAAGTCGATTTCCTGCTGCTGAGTACGGTTGGCAGGGGAATCCTCCTGTAAGTATGTCGATCTGTCCTCGATGAATAGTGAAGTCTGTTTTTTTGATGTCATGATAACTAATTGCTTTAGGCCAATAATACTTTAAAACTTTTTGTCCGAACTTGTTCCATTCGCAATGGAACAAATTCTCCCACCCCATCCATTCGGCAGCTAAGTCAAAGCCACCTATACCTGAGAATAATGATCCGTGCCTCATTTCTTCCTTGCATGAATAGGTATCCAATACTTTGCGAAGATGGTCTTTCCATCACTTGACGTAATCATGCTTGTTTCGATTTCTAAGCCTTCTTTTCTTAGCCTATTTATGACTGAAGATAGCCTGTACACCTGATACAGGTCAATAGCCTCCAACCCGGTCAAGGAATGACCTGACTTAAGATGCTTTCTGATTTCTGCGTGTTTGCTCATAGGTTTTTAGTTTAAAATGGTGATTCGATTTCTTTTTCAAAATTATCCCAGTCAAGGTCTTTGAATACCTGATTTTTAAAATAGTCTTGATCCACAGGTTTATTTTCATCTTTCGTTTCAGTAGGCATAAAATCAGTTCCATCTTTGCTTAGGTACCTGTTTTTTTTCCTGCTGAAATCTAGCTCAATCTCAAAGGGAATACCTACCAGCTTTTGTTTTTTAATCTTATCGGTCTTAATAACTACCGAAGTATCATTAGGATCCGTTCCTCTTTTAGGCCTCCAAACAGAAATGGCATTGTCGGTACTGTCGGCAAATGTACCTCCACCCTTGATGCTGTATAGGTTCGGCGGTGGATAGTTACCTGATGGCTCTTTCCTTGGCGTTGTTTGATGCATAACCAGGTGGTAACTCACATTATTTTTCCTCGTAAAATTGATTCTATCCATCATAAACCTGGAAGCATAAAGATGTTCAGGCTCGCCTCCCATCATTTCATGTCTGATCTTGATGTAAGGATCAACTATCACCGCTTTTACACCTTTTTCCCAAATAAGGTATTCAAATACGCTTTCAATAGCTTCTATCCTAAAGTCAGGCATCTTGTCTTTTTCAGGATATACAAAGAAAAAATGGTCTTTAACTTTTTCAAATGCTTTCAAATATTCCTGCTCTGAAAGATCGAAATTTCTGTAATGTCTATCGGTTGACTTCCCTGTAATGGTATGAATAATGTCATCAAAAAATTCATCGGGCGGATAGTTTTCCGGGGAAAAAAAAGCAAACTTCCATCCTTCATTTATAGCCTTTAACACGCAAAGGAAAATTAAAAATTGGCTTTTGCCTTCATTGTTGTAGCCAGTCCAAATGTTAAATTCTCCTTGCCTCCAGGACCACATTTTATTCTTACCTCCCATGGCCTGAATTTCATCCATATCCTTTAGGTAGGTCTTAGATCCTGCTTCCTTACCCTTTCGGAACATGGTAAGCATAGATTCCTTTTGGCTATCAAAAGTCTTTATAGCACTTTCGCAAAAATCGAGATCAAAAGTTGTTTTAGATTTCATTCGCCAAACAATTCATCAAGCCTCTGATTTACCCTGTCAAAGGTGCCGTTGCGCTTACTCACTTCTTCCATCCATTGGCGTTCATATTGATTCACCTGCGATTCGGAAGCCTTAAACATCAACTCTAACTCCCTTATTTCTTGCTCCGCTAGGTTGAGCCTAGATAGGTAATATCCCTGCAAACCATGAAGCCTTTTAAGATTCTTGGCAATTAACGCCCAATTCTTTTGCTCATAGGCAATGGCAAGTTTTGACCAAATATCTTTGTTAGTCTGATTTAGTGTTTTAATGTCCAGTTTTTTCATAGGTTAAAATGGGTTTCTTTCAAGGGAGGATAGATCAGGTCTTTTGTACACATATCCTTGAGGCTCCGGAATAGGGTTGTACTTAGTCCAGTTCACAAAATGTTCCTTGGCATCTTTTTCAGATGTCTTGTAATCTTCCTTTAGGATGCATTCAAGCCGGAATTTATTGATATGTTCTTGAACTTCTTTTACCTCTTTCTTCCAAAGAATAGCAAGGGACTCAAGCCACATTTTGTTGTACCAAAGTTTTCTAAAAATGTCATTATGATTTTTAATATCATTTTCATTTTCATTATCATTTACATTATCATTTACATTGCCTTCAGGTTTGCTTATGATTTGCTTATCTTTTGCTTCTGTTTTGCTTTTCTTTTGCTTATCTTTTGCTTCATCCTTGCTTAAATTTTGCTTTTCTTTTATACCGTTTTTATACTTAGCAATATTCGCATCTAATTGAGGTTTTATTAGAGTAAAAACAGTTTTGCAAATTCCTTTTAGTTCAATTTCTTGAAAGTCTAAAGCATAGGAATAAATCGCATTCCAAACTTCAGCTTGATCTTCTTTAGGCAGTCCTTTAATTGCCTCATAAAAAGAGCGGTAAATAATCATTGAATCTCTCATTGGTATAAATGAAAAAGCCCCTATCCGGCGAGAGTTGGAGTAGGGGCATAGGTTTTCACCTTTTGTGAAATCTTAACGGCTCTCGCCTTCCATTAAGACTTCTTATAACATTCAAATATAATCTTTTTCTCTCATTTTTTTAGTTTTATGATGTCTAGTGTAAAGATTTCATCTGCCTTCCTAGGCTTTTTCCAGTCATTCAGTCGGCTTTGGAAAATTAGGATCTTCTTCTCTGTATCCATGCTTGATTAGTAATATTTCAATTTCATCCAGCAAGTCGGCATACTTACTGCCACCCTCATCTATTGCTTTGTGTAGGGATTCAAAGACCTTTACAAAGGAATGGAACTGCTTGATGGTTACTTCACCTTGGTCATAACCTTGCAGGAACCTAAAAGCCTTGGAGGCATTTCTTTTCAATGAACTAACCATATTCTTATGTTTGTTCCATAGGTCATGATCGTAGTCCACCAGCCATTTGCAATCCTCGTAATTATCGAGCATTATCTCTTGGATAGCTAGGTAGATAAGGTACTTTTGAGTTATCCTGTAAGCCGCCTCAGATTTGATTTGTTCGGGCGTCATCTCAATATAAGTTTAATAGTCCCGTCAATCTCATACATATCACCTACCTCATAGTGTCCGGTAGTGCATTTATAACGAATCATGGCAAGCCTAACCTGGTGGTTAAGCCTGTCCATATTCCAAAACTTCATCGAGTTAACTTTGAGCTCTATCATACCATTCGTCTATTTGAGCTATGCACTCCTCTACACTTGAGCCGTAGCCCGACCAAATATCAATCATTTCAAAATCGTAATATACCCAGTCAGGGTGATACCAAGTGTAATAATTACCTCTTACGGGATCGGGAGTTATTATGCAGTTTCGGTAGGTCATAACTAAAATAAATTATTTTGGCTGAAAATATCTTTTGGTTTTTTCTTTAGGCCGTAGATAATTACCTCGTCAGTTTCTTTAACTCGGAAAACATCCATTATCCCTTTATAATTATTTCGGTCTTTCATTTCTAAAAAATCAAACAAAAAGTCCAACACTACTTTGTTATAAATAGTTATTGTTTTTGTGTTCTTTTCTTTCGACACCAAAGCATGATAATTCATTTCAGGATTATTATGAAATCCGAAATATAGAGTATCGTCCTTTTTTGCTATGGTGAAACACCTAAAATTTCCAAAGTTGCCCCATTGACCAAAACAGATCGAATAACTGGATGTTTTCTCCTTTGTTTTGTCCCGGTAAATCACCGAAATTTTATTCGGTTTTATACTTTTGTTGCCTTGTACTGACTGAGGCGTTACAAATCCTAAATTCTCTTTAAATAATTCCATAGCTTTTTTTTGTTTTGTTGTTTAAATTGATAATTATTAGTTAGAAAGTTCTGATAGTTTCAGATATGCCTCTGAAAACTTGTCCTTAAATTCCTTTTCGGTTACCTCGATAACTTCATTAGAAGTTATTACACCCGAATGCATGCCTATCTCTACCTGTTCAATCAGCGGATAACCGCAGGATGACATTTTTACGTGAAGCAAGGTTTTTGCATCCACGACGGCATAATACCATTCGGAGTGAGCCAACTTGAAGAACTCCGGAAGGTCAATCTCCGTTTTTACTGTTTTTTGTAGTGTGATTTTCATTGTTTTTTTGTTTAAGCCCCCGAAGGGGCGGTTGATTATTCTTTCCAGTATCTTAATTCGGGGTAATACCCGGAAACATGACCTTCTTCGGTAGTGTCAACGACCTTCCAGCCGTCAACCAAAAGGCCAAATGCCTCTTTGAATTCCTGGGTCGTGTCCCAGTGAGATTGTGAGTTGTGTCCTCCGCCGTACCCACGGCCTTCCCAAGTGTGGGCGTGGGCTGGTATTTCACCCTGATATTTATCAGGGTATCCAAGCCTAACGATATGAAATGCCTTTGGGGCCGTCTTGCTTATGTCCCAAAACTCTACTTCCTGTTCGTAGGATTGGAAGATATCTATATTTACCGTGCCGTGCTTAGCACGAAAGGACATGTCACATTGGACTCCTTTTTCTCCTTCATAAGTCTCTTCTGTTAGGCGGACCTTAGTTGGCTCGCCAAATTTTTCAGTATAGTACTGAAGTTGAGTTAGTTGCTTTGATAGCATTGTTAATTCTGTCGTCATAACCGTGTTTTTTTGTTGTTGATGTAAATATCTAATTTATTTCTTTGATTCTAAAATATTTCTAAACTTTTTTCTGGATCCTTCCTAAATTTTCCGCTTCCTCAACTATCCTGCGAACTTCGGCAGGGTGGATTTGCTGATCCTCAGCTATCTCCTTGCATTGATACCCCCAATTAGTAAGGATAACAACCCGATTTATTATGTCAGGCGTTACCTCTCTTTGCACCTTGGTATTTGAATTAACCTTTACTACCTTTCTTGGCTGTGCATCATGTAGGCATAGCTTTTTGTAGATAATATGATAGACCTGATTTCTATTTAGTCCTGTTACCTGCTTTATGTCATTTAGGTTCGCACCTGCTGAATACATTTCTCTTATCGTTTGAAGTTGTTTTGCTGTGAATTTCATCTGAATAATTTTTGAAAGATTGATCCTGTATTTTGTGCGTGTTCGTAAAGTTTGCTCTGAATGATGTTAGTCAGTTCGACAGCAACCAGGTGATTAACCTCTATCGGTTGGCCGTTGGCTTCTATTACCAGATTCCCTTCATCGTTAACATGAAAAAGAAGTTCTGTCTGGCCCTCCTTGATTTGGTATTTGATCATTTTATTTGAAGTGAAAAATTTTCAACCAAAACCGCACCTTCTACCGTCACACCGTTCTTAATTGCTTCCTTTATTTTGAGCTTGTCCGCAGATACGGTTTTTTTGACCACTGTAAGACTTTCAGGCAGTTGGTCGATATTGACTACCTCTACAGCTTCCGAACGTCTAAGGGATAGCTTAAAAAGACTCGATTCTATCTTGTCAATTCCAGCCGATAACATCGCTTGTCTTACCGCCTCTTTCATCTTATCAATGGCTCGATCTTTAGCCTCTTTCATTGCCTTCAATCGCTTGATCTCGACTTCAATAGCATCCGAATCAGCTTCCTTGTTTCGGATTACTTTTGCATAGTCTATTGACTTTTGAGTAAGTTCCTGCTGATTGATTACCAGCATCCCTTCCAGTTCGGGAGTAAGTTCCTCGGTTTCAAGTAAGGAGGCGATCATTTGCGCCTCCGTGGTTAGTGTGTAGAGATTCATTTTGCTGTTTGGTTTATAACTGCGTTTAAATTATCCATCATTTCTTTACTGATTCGGTACTTCGCCTTGATTACCTCTAGCTTTCCGCCGTTTCGCAAGTATTCCTGCGCTTTGTCGAAGTCCGATTTATTTAACCAAGGTCGGTTGTCCTCCGCTTGCGTTTGCCTTATTGGCTTGGTTGCCGCCTCGGCATCGTCATCTGCAATCGCTAGGTTTAGAATGCTTGTGATGGCATACCTTCTAGCGTATGAAATAGCAGACCCCTGCGCTTGTGGATCGTTTTGCTTGACCACCTGAAGCGTGTAGGTAGCTGAGATAAATTCGCCTGACTCAGCATGAATAAGCATTGTGGTCAAGCCTCCTTCGTTTGGGAATTGTGTAATAACTAGCCCAGCCTGCTCAAGCGGATCGCTTATTTCTGTCAGGATATGCGGGAGTGATGCGTAACTAGATTTGAAGAAAGGATTTTTTGAATCCTTGCTGATCTTTCCAACTAAGGAATGAAACTTCGCCAGCCCCTTGGTTAAGTTTGTGATTTTGTCTGATTTTTCCATTTTTAAAGATTTTTTTCAATTTCCCATTCTACCGCCATCAAAATTGACGGCTTTTCATACATAGACACCCAGTCTTGAAATTCCTCCGACCACTTTTCAAGTATATCAGTTTGCAAAATTTCTATTTCGGTATCCTGGTACCCAGGATAATCGTCATCAGATTGCTCACCAAAATGCCTGACTTGGTAATTTCCAAACCAGACCATTTGTTCACCCTCGTAAGTAAAGGTTACCTCTTGATTATAAAAGGTTTCCGTGTTGTCAAACCGCTTACCCATGATTGCAAGCGATTAAGTTATAAGCCTGTCTTAATGCGTCCCGGTGATGCTTGCAGTCGGGATCGGTGAATGAATCCCATAGCTCGGAGTCGGTTGTAAGGACCTTTACGGCCTTACCTTTGTAAAAGGCTCGGACCAAGTAGTGGCCATAACCGGGGCCTCGTTCCATAATCATTTGTACTTTTCTGAATTGTTTCATAAAATGTTGTGTTTAATTGTTTCTCAAATATCGAAGTTAAATATTAGAATCAAAAATTTTTCTTTACTTTTTTTCTAATAATCAAATATTTTTTTTAGATTTAATGCGAACAAAATAAACAAGCTATGCAAGTAATAAAATCAATTAGTAACTCGATTCTTTATGAATCAAGCAAATCAACAATTAAAGAGGCCGTTGAACAGGCTATTCTTGAAGGAGTTGATCTTGAAGGAGCTGACCTTAGAGGATCTTTTCTTGACGGAGCTAATCTTATAGGAGGGTGCCTTAGAGGATCTTTTCTTGACGGAGCTTCCCTTGCAGGAGCTTCCCTTGAAAGAGCTAATCTTGAAAAATCTTCCCTTGTAGGAGTTGACCTTGAAGGAGCTGACCTTAGAGGATCTTTTCTTGACGGAGCTAATCTTATAGGAGGGTGCCTTAGAGGATCTTTTCTTGACGGAGCTTCCCTTGCAGGAGCTTCCCTTGAAAG